TATGAACCAAATGATCAAAAATGATGAGGCAGAACCTTGGGAAATCGTTGAATTTCCAGCCATTATACAAGATAAAGAAGGTGAAGAAAGGGCATTATGGCCTGAATTCTGGGATATTGAAGAGCTAAGACAGAAAAGAAGTGTATTAGATACTCGATACTGGAATGCACAGTACTTACAGAACCCAACTTCTGAAGAAGGTGCATTAATAAAGCGTGAATGGTGGAATATATGGGAAAAAGAAGATCCGCCCCACTGTGAATTTACAATAATGACACTAGATGCTGCACAAGAAACAAATAATAGGGCAGATTATAATGCATTAACGGTTTGGGGAGTCTTTTTTAACGAAGAAGTCAATAATTATAATATAATATTATTAAATGCAGTAAAGAAAAGATTAGAGTTTCCAGAACTAAAGGCCCTTTGCCTTGAAGAGTATAAAGATTGGGAACCTGATTCATTTATTGTAGAAAAAAAATCTAACGGAGCTGCGCTCTACCAAGAGTTCAGGAGGATGGGTATTCCCGTTGGAGAGTTTACGCCAGGTAAAGGACAAGATAAGATCAGCCGCGTTAATGCCGTATCTGATTTATTTAGTGGGGGCGTAGTTTGGGCTCCAGATCGCCGCTGGGCACATGAAGTAATTGAGGAATGCAACGACTTTCCAAGTGGCGCAAACGATGACTTAGTCGACGCAACAACCTTAGCATTAGCACGGTTTAGACAAGGTGGCTTTATTAAACTTCCTAGTGATGAGGAAGAAGATATGCCCGGGTTTAGAAGTTCTAAAAATAAGAGGTTATATGCAGTATAAAGATTTTATGTATGAAACAGGACGAATAATAAGAAGAGTGATATACACAATACTTTTTATATATTTCTTCATATTAATAATGAGTTATAAACTAGTTAAAAAAATTACAGGGAAATAATTATGGCAGCGAATGACATTGATAAGGGACTCTATGCAGCTCCAGTAGGTATGGAAGACATGTTGGCAGGTATGCCAGAGCCGGACATAGAAATAGAGATTGAAGATCCAGAAGAGGTAACGATTCGCGCGGGTGGATTAGAGATTGAAATAGATACCGGTGAAGAAAGAGATGATGAGTTCAATGCCAACTTAGCAGAAGAGCTAGGTGACAAGGTATTAGAAATGTTGTCGGGTGATTTATTAGGTGAATATGAAGGAGATGTATCTGCACGCCGTGATTGGCTAGATACCTATGTTGACGGGTTAGAGCTATTAGGTCTTAAACTAGAAGACCGATCAGAACCATGGGAAGGTGCATGTAATGTGTATCACCCACTGATGACAGAAGCTTTGGTGAAATTCCAAGCGGAAACTATGATGGAGACTTTACCAGCGGCGGGTCCTGTAAAGACTCAGATTATTGGAAAGGAAACTAAAGAAAACGAAGAAGCGGCTCAACGCGTCAAAGAGGACATGAACTTCCAACTTACGGAAAAAATGCCGGAGTATAGACCAGAACACGAAAGAATGCTCTGGGGACTAGGACTCGCAGGCAATGCTTTCAAGAAAGTTTATTATGATCCTAGCTTAGAACGTCAAGTCGCCCTCTTCGTCCCAGCTGAAGATATTGTGGTTCCTTATGGAGCTTCAAGTCTAGAAACTGCAGAGCGCGTAACACACGTAATGAGAAAGAGTAAAAACGATTTACGTAAATTACAAGTAGCAGGGTTTTATCGTGATATAGAATTAGGCGAACCTTCACATCAATTAGAAGAAGTAGAAAAGAAAATTGCTGAGAAGATGGGATTCGATGCTACAACAGATAATAGATATAAGATTTTAGAAATGCACGTTAACCTTGATTTAGAAGGTTATGAAGACGAAGATGATGATGGCGAACTAACAGGCATTGCACTTCCTTATGTGGTTACGATTGACAGAGGCACTACTGAGATTTTATCTATTAGACGTAATTGGAACCCAGATGATGAAACCAAACAAAAGAGAAATCACTTTGTGCACTACGGTTACATACCAGGATTTGGTTTCTATTGTTTTGGTCTAATTCATTTAATCGGAGCATTTGCTAAATCAGGAACAATGTTATTACGTCAACTCGTTGATGCAGGAACACTATCAAACTTACCAGGCGGATTTAAAACTCGTGGACTTAGAATTAAAGGCGACGACACACCAATAGCCCCTGCAGAATTTAGAGACGTAGATGTACCATCAGGCACCATTAGAGATAACATCTTACCTCTACCTTATAAAGAACCAAGTCAAGTTCTAAATCAACTGATGAATCAAATCGTTGAAGAAGGACGACGCTTTGCATCTGCTGCTGATATGAAAGTATCAGACATGTCAGCTAATTCTCCAGTAGGCACTACCCTCGCTATATTGGAAAGAACTCTCAAAGTGATGTCAGCGGTACAAGCGCGTATTCACTATGCAATGAAACAAGAATTTAAACTTCTTAAAAATATTATTCGTGACTATACCCCTGCAGATTATTCATATGACCCAGCAGAAGGTGGTAGAAACATTAAGCAATCAGATTATGAACAAGTAGAAGTTATACCTGTCTCTGACCCTAATGCAGCGACCATGTCTCAAAAAGTTGTTCAATACCAAGCAGTTATGCAATTGGCACAAACAAATCCTGGTATCTATGACTTAGTAGAACTTAATCGTCAGATGTTAGATGTACTCGGTGTTAAGAATGTAGAAAAATTAATTCCTAATAAAGATGATATTAAACCAACGGACCCAGTGTCTGAAAATATGAACTTACTTAATAGTAAACCTATTAAAGCATTTATCTATCAAGATCATGAAGCTCATATTGCAACACATATGGCATTTAGAAATGACCCTACAATGGCTCAGATTATTGGTCAGGGACCAAAAGCAGCACAGATTGGTTCTGCACTAGAAGCCCATTTAGCAGAGCATTTGGCTTTCCTATATAGAAAACAATTAGAAGAACAACTCGGTGTTCCCCTCCCCGCGCCAGACGAGGTATTACCCGAGGACGTGGAACTAGAAATTTCTCGTCTCGTGGCTCGAGCTGGCCAACAATTATTGCAGAAGAAAACTGCAGAAGCACAGCAACAACAAAATGCCCAGCAGCAACAAGATCCACTTATTCAAATGCAACAAGCTGAGCTTCAGATTAAACAACAAGAATCTCAAGTAAAATCACAAAAGATGATGGCAGATATTGAGATTGATAAAGCAAGATTAGAGCTTGAAAAACTTAAAGTTCAGTCTCAAACAGAATTAAAAGGCGCAGATATGATGGCTAAAACACAGCTTGAAGGTGCAAAACTACAGTTTGAAGCTGACAAGCATGAGGCTGCAGAAATAGCCCGTGGTGTTGAAATGGGTATGAAGGATGCTCAATATAAACTGCAACTTAGTTTAGATACTACAAGACTAGAAGCAGATGCAGTAAAAGCAGATTTAGAGGATGAAAGACAAAGAATTAATATGACCAACCAAAGAAAGGAGTAGTAAATGGCAACATCAACGTTAGAACTTCTATCTCAAAAAATAGAAGAAAGGCGCATCGAAATGCTTGAGAATATGGGTGACGGAAATGCAAGAGACTTTGCCCAGTATCAACATGCTGCAGGAATAATACGAGGTTTCTTAGTCGTGCAGTCAATAATTGCAGACCTCGCAAAAGCACAGGAGTATGACGATGACTAACATCGCAACAATGAAGAAAGATATTGTATCTCCTACAGGGCAAGTTTTAAGTATGGAAAAGCCCGAAGAGAAACAAGAACTAAAAAGTACTCAGCTTCCTGAAGTAAAAGGTTACCGCATTTTATGTGCAGTGCCCCAAGCAGATGAAAAGTATGAAAGTGGTTTAATTAAAGCAGACAAAATAAGAAACATTGAGGAACATTCAACGCTTGTTTTATTTGTTTTAAAACTAGGTGATTTAGCTTATAAAGACGAAGTTAGGTTTCCAACAGGACCCTGGTGTAAAGAAGGCGACTTTGTTATTACCAGAGCATATTCCGGCACTCGCATTAAGATTCATGGAAGAGAGTTCCGCATTATTAACGACGATACCGTAGAAGCAGTGGTCGATGACCCACGCGGATACGAACGCGCATAAGGAGAGAAACATGGCTAAGATTATAAATGAAATGCCAGAGGAATTAGAAGAGATAGATAACTCTAATGATGGTGGTATGGATGTAGATTTAGAACCAAAACAGGCAAAGGTTGCTGCAAAAGAACCTGAACCGAAACAAGAGGACCTTGATTTTGAAATAGAGGAAGAAGATGATACCCCTGCTCAAGACCGAGGACGTGAACCCCTACCTGAAGAAGTCGTTAAAGAATTAGAAAACGACAATCTTGAAGAATACTCTTCACGAGTCAAAGAAAGAATGGCTCAACTTAAGAAAGTTTGGCATGATGAAAGACGTGCTAAAGAAGCCGCTGATAGAGAAAGACAAGAGGCTATTCGGTTTGCTCAACAAATAGCAAACGAAAATAAAAAACTTAAAACTACCTTAAGTTCAGGTGAAGAACAGTATATTAGTACTGTAAAAGAAAAGTATGAGAGTGATTTATCTATTGCTAAACGAGACTATCGTGAAGCCTACGATTCTGGAGATACTGATAAAATTATTGAAGCTCAAACTAGAATGAACGATGCTCAATATAAATTATCTTATGCTCAGAACCTAAAACCTCAATATAATAATGTACAAGAGGTTCAAAATAGTGTAGAGTACACACAACAACAATATCAACCCCAGGCTCCAAAACCAGATCCCAAAGCTCAGGCTTGGCAGGCTAAAAACCAATGGTTTGGAAAAGACGAGGAAATGACAAGCTTAGCACTCGGGGTGCATGAAAAGCTAGTCAGGTCAGGTATAGACCCTTCCTCAGAAGTATACTATCGTCGTATTGATGAAACGATGCAAAGAAGATTCCCAGAACATTTTGGGGATGATTCGTTGGAGGCTAGACCTGCCCAACGCAAACCTTCGACTGTAGTTGCTCCGGCAACGCGTAGTACCGCGCCGAAAAAAGTACGTTTGACACGAACCCAGTTGGCTTTCGCTAAGAAACTCAAACTGACCCCGGAACAATATGCAAGAGAAATGATTAAATTGGAGAATGCAAATGGATAACAGAAAAGACAGAGATTTAGAAATTAGAGAAGTAACTGAACCAAGAAAACAATGGGCACCCCCTTCATTACTGCCAGATTTTAAGGCACAACCAGGATGGTCCTATCGTTGGATTCGAGTCAGTCTAGCTAACGTAGCAGATAATTTAAATGTATCCTCCAAGATGCGTGAAGGCTGGGAGCCCGTTAAACATGCGGATCACCCAGAAATAAACTTACCCGCAGACCCTAATAGTCGATTTAAAGATTCAGTCGAAATTGGTGGTTTGCTTTTATGCCGTGCACCACAAGAAATGGTTGAACAGCGTAATGAATATTATAGGAATAAAGCAGAAGCTCAAGCGCAAGCTGTGGACAATAGCTTTATGAAAGACAATGACCCTAGAATGCCATTATTTGCTGATAAAAAGTCAACTACTTCCTTTGGTAAAGGCAATAAATAAACTTTTTAATTAGGAGACATTATTATGTCAACAATAGCCGCACCTTATGGGTTAAAACCTGTAAACTTGATCGGTGGACAGCCTTATGCTGGTTCTACTCGTCAACTTAAGATTGCGTCTGGCTATGCTTCTAACCTATTTAATGGACAAATTGTAGCAATTCATACAGACGGCACTATTATTCTTATGCCTTCTATTGGTTCTGCAGCTGACCCATTTGACGCTGGTACTATCGGCGTATTTGTAGGTTGTACATACACAGACCCAAGTACAAAACAAAAACTATTTGCTCAATATTGGCCATCAGGCACAGTAGCATCAGACGCTATGGCGTATGTAGTTGATGACTATGATGCTTTATTCCAAGTTCAAGCAGATGGAGCTTTAGCACAAACAACTCTTGGTAATAACATTCCATTAGCAGCTGTGCAATCAACATCAACAGGTTCTACAACCACTGGTAATTCTAATACTGCCGTAGATGCTTCTGCAGCAGCCGCAACAACTGGAATTTCACTACGTATTGTAGATTTCGTCAACAGCACAACAAGCACAGTAGGTGATGCGTATACAGACGTCTTGGTTAAATTTAACCCAGTCGCTCATTCATACACTAACCCACTAGGCATATAATTAGGAGAATAAATCATGGCAATTTCAAGAGCCCAGCTATTAAAAGAGCTACTCCCAGGCCTTAATGCTTTATTCGGACTAGAATATGCGCGTTATGGTGAAGAGCATAAAGAAATTTATGAAACTGAATCTTCAGAAAGATCATTTGAAGAAGAAACAAAACTATCAGGCTTTGCGGCAGCACCTGTTAAAAACGAAGGCAATGCCATCGCTTACGACAATGCTCAAGAAGCTTGGACAGCACGTTACAACCACGAAACTATTGCTCTAGGCTTCAGCTTAACTGAAGAAGCTGTAGAAGATAACTTGTATGACACATTGTCTGCTCGTTATACTAAATCATTAGCTCGTGCTATGGCGTACACAAAGCAAGTTAAAGCAGCTAACGTATTGAACAACGGTTTCACTACAACTGGCGCTTACAACGGCGGTGACAACGTATCACTATTTAACACTGCTCACCCATTAGTATCAGGTGGCACAAATAGTAATACACAAGCAACACCAGCTGACCTTAACGAAACATCATTAGAAAATGCAGTGATTCAAATCGCAGCGTGGACTGATGAAAGAGGTCTATTGATTGCTGCTAAACCACGTAAATTGGTTATTCCACCAGCATTACAATTCGTTGCAACTCGTTTATTAGAAACTGACCTTCGTGTTGGTACTGCTGATAACGATATCAACGCATTGAAAAACAATGGTGCGATTCCAGAAGGCTACTCTATCAATCACTTCTTGACTGATGGCGATGCTTACTTCTTAACAACCGACGTTCCAAACGGTATGAAGCATTTCGAAAGAACAGCGCTTACTACAAGTATGGACGGAGATTTTGATACTGGCAATGTACGTTACAAAGCCCGTGAAAGATATGCTTGCCTTGGACCTTGCTCCTGGCGCCGACTGGCCTGCCCTTTTTCTTTGGGGCTGGTGCCTCTGTAGTGTC